CCTCTGTAATTTTTTTAACAGTATCAGCATCACAGTTCATCAAGATTAAAACTTTATCACCCTCGAAACCTGAGGCATTGATAGAATTGATCCAATATTTTAATTTAGACCAATCATAATTAGTAGAACATCCTATAATCAAATCACGCACAATCATTCTCCTTAATTTATCATATATTCTTTATATATCTTTTAAACCTCTGAACTTTTTGTCCTGGTGTATCTTCTATATATTTTCTTGTGGTTTCGGGTCTGCCCCATTCTCCTGCACCAGCTTTCGAAACAAATTCTTGTTGTTCATTTACATCACCAATTCTTTGCACTGAACCATCTGATTTTGCAAAGTAGGCTTCAAATTTTACATCTTTAAAATCTTTTTTCAAACGTAAAAATTCTTTTAGATTCGCAAGACTATCATCGAACAAACGAACGTGAGAAAATTTACCTTGTTTTAAGTAATTATAAATTATAACATACTTAGCATGAGCTGGCGACAATTTTGTTAATTTACCAGCACGTTCAACTCTTACCTTATCAATATCAAAACCATATTGACGAAATGTATCTAAAAATGTTTCTTTATCATCGAAATCATTACGAGCAGTCAAAATAATCATTTGACTACCGGGTTTATTTACTACATTACGTAAAATAGCTTTCGCTTTAGAGAACATCTTAGTAATTGGTTTCGATTCTTCTTTAAATTTTTTAGCGTCACGAAACTGGCGATAATCGAATTCTTCACCTTTTTTTAATTGATATGTATTGAATTCCTGATTATTTAATTCACGAACAACTTTACCATTTTTTTTAACGGCAATTTTTGCCGTAGTATGAAAGAGAGTATCATCAATATCAAATATGGTTAATCCTGAACCTGTTTTTGAAGAAGAATCTTTTTCTTCATTCATACTCTTAAACATTTGTATTCTAGCTTCTTGTTTGCTCACCCACTCATTAGATGGTTTACCCTCACCTTTGTAATATGCAAGAGGTCGTTGAGTTTTTTTCGAAACTAAAGCCCAACGACCATTTACTTGTTTTAACATTAAGCAGCCTTTGGTAAATTTTTATCTTGATAGTCTTTGATTGCTGCTTTAATAGCATCTTCGGCTAAGATTGAACAATGTATCTTAACTGGTGGTAGAGCCAACTCTTCCGCAATCTCGGTGTTTTTAATTGCACCTGCTTCTTCAAGCGTTTTTCCTTTGACCCACTCTGTGACGAGCGACGAGCTCGCAATCGCACTCCCGCAGCCATATGTTTTAAATTTCGCATCTGTAATAATTCCTTCTTCTACTTTTATCTGCAATTTCAAAACATCACCGCAAGCTGGAGCACCTACTAATCCTGTGCCGACACTTTCATCACCGACATCAAACTTACCTACATTTCTTGGATTTTCGTAATGATCTAATACTTGAGTTGAATAAGCCATTTTAACCTCTTGTTAATTTAAGTATCTTTTGTATTTGATCTTCGACTAATTTTTTTCTGTTTGGCCAATATATGTATTCTTTATCGGCCGTTTGTAAAAGTTTTGTAAAGAAAGGTAAAACCAATTTCTCGACTTGTTGTAATCTAACTTGAAACTCTTCTACGGTGTCAGCCTTCTCATTGATTACTGCATTATACTCTTCTTCAGAGACAGCAGAGAAACCAAAGTCATCATCTCCGTATTCTTGTAATATTTTATTTAAATCGTATGCCATTATTTGCTCCAATTTTTTGCAGCATTAAAATTAGTTTGGCTAAACTCTAGTCGATCAACTAACTTCAATGCACCACCACTTATCCTATCTACTGCCACAAACCCTTCGGGACCAGTAACTCTATAACCATCTTCTGTTCTAACAAAGGTATCTACTGAAGATTTAATTGATTCTAATTTTCTTATTATCATTAACTTAGCATCAACTATTAGATTCATTAAATCAAAAATAGATTTTAATTGATTAGAACTACCTCTATAGAATCTCATCACTTCATTTTTTTCAGCAATTCTTTTCTTCTTTGTATCTTCTTTCTTTGCAGAAATTATTTCTTTATTTAACTTATCTTCAATATATTTAATTAGTTCTGATACATGTTGGCCGGTATTCGTTACCTTTTGACCTGATCTTATTTTGGTATTATTAAATGTTTTAATTTGTTCTTTAAATATTCCAGAAGATATTCTATTTAATACGACAGGATTTATGGTCTGAAAGACTTTGCCAGCCTGCGACAATAAAGATGTTACTGCTTGTGTTTCTTTATCAGTAAAAGTTGCAGTACCAGATGCATCAACAAAAGATGCATCACGAAACCAGACATCTTTAGTTTGTGTTAGATTTCCAATGTCAATATTAAAAGAAGCCTTCAACGTGTCTATAGTTCTTCCAGAATAAGATGTATGAAAAACTATTCCTAGTTGAGCGGCTAACATTTTTTTAGCCATAACTGAATCGATTGGCACTGCATACACGATTGTATTTGGTTGAAACTTTATATACTTTTGTCCGTCAATAGTATCGGTTTCTATATCACCTTTAGTGAATAATAAATCACCTTGTAGTATACCTTTAATACCAAGTTTTGGTAAGAAAGCTAAAGCTATTTTTAATTTCTCATTTAGTCCACCACCAGGATGATTTCTATCAATATCATCATCGGTGTAATTTAATTTACCATCTTTGTTGAAAACAGATTTTGTTCCAACAAAAAACTTTCCGTTTTCAGGATTTATTCCACAGATAACAGCAGGAGCTCCATCCCATTTTGTTGTAACATTTACTTTTGATTGAGAATGACCCGCCAACATATCTCTTAACGATCTTAGAAAATCAATCGATTGTCGAGTGCCATTTACACCAAAATTAAATATATTATCTTCTAGGTGTTCTAGGTGTAAATTGGCACCTTCGTTTTTGGCTTCTGTTAAAAAATCTAAAAATTTCATTAGTATAACTTTCCGAATGGTCCGAATTCACGTCCTTTTTTTTGCGCTAGAAAACTCATATCAGTAAAAAGATCATCCATTTTTTCTTTAGGTAAACTTGTTACATGCATTAAAAAATTTACTTGCATCAATTTTGATGTTGCGATATGAGGTTCTAATGTAAATACTTTTTGCATATTTTTTACAAACTCTTCTGCATTTTTACAACTACCAACATCTACACCATGCGTTTTAATATGGTTGAAAGCATTTTTAGCATACTGGACAGATTCTTTGTCGTTAAATTCTTTTAAAGTTTGAGGATAATTTTTATATGTATTGACAAACTCTACTTTGTATTTTTTGAGGAGAGTAGCAAGTTTATCTAAAGGAGTTTTACCCAAACGAGCTTTAGATGCGCCAGAAGCAGTAGGTTCAAATTTTAAATTTGCTAATTCTGAAGTGGTATTAGGTTTAATTTGAAAATCAAAGTATTGTTTTTTACCATCTTCCATAGCTTCAACAACTACACGAGCATCTTGTGTTTCAAACTTTGTTCCTTCTTTTAAACCTAAAGGACATTTCATAGATTTCACATTAAAATTGTAATGTTTAACATCAGGAAATAAAGCTTCATCTAAATTAACCTCTTCATATTTTGCTTCTTTACCAGAAATTAATTTTAATGAAATGCCAACTAAAGTTCTTTGTTTGTATAAAGTACGCATCATAGCATTTAATTCTGCGATTGAAGCCATACCTTCTTTTTTCATAGCTTTAGTTACATCACTAATAATTTTAGATTCATTTTTTACACACCAAATATCAGCCGGATTCCATGAATCTTTTTTAGCAATTTTAAATTTCTGTGCAATCAATTTAGTAATGAAGTCCATGAAACCACCTTCACGGGTGAATTCTGTGAACTGTGTTCCAGAAAACTCTTGTAAAATTCTTTTTTGTTGTGCGTAATAGTTATCGATCCATTGTTTATTAATAGCAGGATAGATTTTAACTAACTCATGATATTCTTTATCTTTTACAATATCATCACTACTTTTATATTTTACATTGTCATTTAAAGCTCTACGAAATATCCAAGCCGAACCTTTTTCTTGCATTGCTGTTAGTTCAGCAGCTGAGTAATTTTTTGCCATAATTATGGTTGTCCTAATACTTTCATACTTGTTAATGGTCCACTATTGTGTTTGATTTGTATACCAAACATTCTTTTACCATCTGCATGAACACTCATTAAAGTTCCTCCACTTTTTTCAACATGAACTTTTTTAGCATCTTTCAAGGCGTGATAAGTTTCGTTGTCTGAAGGATCTTCTGTGTGGGCAGAAGCTTCTTTCTCATGACCTCCAGTTCCATGAGTTTTAACATAAGGTAAAGCGTGCGAGGTACTGGCTTTAATAAATGTTTTAAGTAAATGATTTTTCAAATCTTCACTTTTCATACTTGAATAATGGTCATGTAATTTATCTCTAACCGAATTATTTACTTTCGAAGCATGAGATAAAGCATCTGAATAGAGAGCATTATTCCTATACGATGATGTACCTTTTTTACCAGCGACTTGTTCAGCAGCTTTAGTAGAAACACTATTTAACTTTTTCTTTTTTATGAAATCCGCATTTTGTTTTTTAACATCACTATCTAAATCCACTCCCAATTCTTTACCTATTGTTCCTGTTCCCCCATTATGGAATCCTATCTTTTTTGAGGAGGAAGATTTTAAAGAAGCACCGACAAATCCATGTTGAGCATCTTTAGGTTTATTATGAAAATGAACAACAACATCCGAAGGATTCTCTTGTTGTGTGGCTTTTATACCAGTGTGTTTTTCTATGTCACCAGGTTTAGCTGTTAAATGTACAGCCTTTACTCCAGAATATCCTTTAGCCTTATTATGTTCAACAAAAGAATTAACTTGAGCCATTGCTCTGTCATTCTGTCGTCTTGCTTCTAATGGATCGTGATTATCTAATTGTTCTTTATGGTGAAATGCAGCTTTCTTGTGTTCATCGTCAATCCATTTTTGTCCATTTGCATGATAAGCAAACATTGCTTCGTTAAAAGCGCCTCTATGAATATTGACGGCAGCTGCCGAAACTTCTACAAGAAATGATTCTTGAATTTTTTTATCTGTTGGATGAATGTCATGTTCATGTTTTAGTTTTCCAATTATATGTTCCGGTGTATAATTATAAAATGTATGAGCAACTTCACCATACTTATTTTTAACATGATGATAATCACCCTTCTTGTGGAGAGTATACTTACCTTTCACCGAATGGTGTAATTCTTGATTACTACTCTCTTTATCTTTATTCTCTAGTAGAAAAACATTGAAACTTTTCATAAGTTCTCCAAGTGTAATCCACTATTTATAATTAACGGATAATGTCAATCTCTTTTTCTCCTGTCCAGACCTCGATTTCTGTTCTAAGTCTATTTTCAGACTTTAAGGTTTCAAATCTGTTAATGGCCTTCTTTCTCCACCACTCAATTATGTTTTTCAAATGAAACTTTTCATAGTTTTCCCCTTGTTTTAAGACTGTTTCTTTTCCATTAACAAAGTCAACCATGTTACTAAATCCATAATCTGACACATAGTAACGTTTCTGTTCGTTCAAATTCTTTGCATTTTCTATGGTCTTTTTAAACTTGGCACCTTCTGGTGTACCTTTCAATGCAACATTGATGTGTGACACCATGGCGTTTGATATCTTTAGTTTACGACTAGATGCGCCTTCTGGTGCAAGTGGTTCACCAATAATTTCTTCCATATATTCTTTTAGGTCGGTGTATGTTTTACCATGCAACATAGGAAGAAAATCACTATCAGTCAAACCCTTATATCGAATATAAGGTTTCATACCATCATATTGTGATACTGCTTTAGTTGAGCCGTATAAACTTGTTGTCTCAAACAAACAAGTTGTCATGTTATATTTCTTGTTCAACATTTCACGTACTTCATGTGTAGTACAAATTGCAGCCATGAGTTTACCACCAAGGTAATTATAACCAAATGGTTGTGCAGGTACAATAACAAAACCCATAATAGCACATCGATTAAACAACTGTGCGCCGCCTTCAGTTTGAGTAAACACTTGACCCAACATTTCATTTCTAGGTTTACAATTAATTACTGGTGAACCTAGTCTAATAAAACCACACCATTTATTTGTTGTGGTTTCTAATACAGCCAACCTCAAACAACGACCAGGGATACTTGTCATATTTGAGTGAGAAGAAATCATGTTCAAATAAATGTCCCACTTTTCTTGTGAAAGTTCCACAACTTCAAAGTTCATTTTTTCTGGTGAAACGGTGAAGTCGGAGAACAAATCATCTTCAGGTCCCATACCAAAAAGTGTCGGCGATCTCTCTGACATAGATGACAACTTTTGTTCACGCATATATTCGTCTATTCTTTCAAACCTATCGAAATAGTTTGAGAATACATTTGCACAATAAATTGCTTGGTCTTTATTCAAACTCATACTTTAATTCCACCGAAATTTTTATTAAATTTACTCTCACGATTACCAAACGTATTTAATGGAGGAGTATCATTTGTTTGTCCTGAATCTGAAATATCATTCTGTGCATCAGGTTCAGCATCATACAGCTTCATCTTAGCTCTATCAATACCAACAACAAATCGTTTGAAATGATTTGGATCACCATAACGATTCTTCAATTGTTTCACCATAATTTGATTCAACTGTTCGAGTTCTTCAGTACTGACCAAAGCAAACATAAAGTCTGCTGTTGCTGGTAGACCAAAAGATTCTGAAGTATCTTCTAGACCCGGATCAGTATTTGTAAAACCACTTCTAGTTGTTTGTGTAGCAGAAAAAACAGGCACAGAAAATTCAACTGCAAGACCACGAAGTTCTTCTGCAATAGCTTTGATATAAGAATAACTATTTACGTTTGCGCCAGGCTTAATACGAGATGAAGAACAAATATTCAGATAATCAATGAACACAATATCTGGTTTGAAATTCTTTTTCAATTGTAACTCATTCAACAAAGCTCTGAAATGAAGTGCTGATGCTGATGCAGTTGGATATTCTTTGATGATTAATTTACCATTTAGTTTAGTTTTTAAATGATTGAACTTTCGCCCATAATCTTCTTTGGTTAAAGTGTACAACTCATTCAGGTCTACGTTTAAAAGATTTGCATCTATACGTTCTGCAATCTTTTCTTCAGCCATTTCAAGTGTAATATACAAAACATTTTTACCTTGTGATAGACAAGAAGCTGCAACGTGACACATAAACAAAGATTTACCAACACCTGTACCTGCAAGTGCGATATTCAAAGTTTTAATTGGAATACCACCTTTTGTGATCTTGTTAAAGATATCGAGGTCGAATTGAATTCGTGTTTCTTGTTTGTGATAGAAATCATATCGTGCATCAAAATCATTTACATAATCGTGACCAATATGATTATCGAAAGACACCGCCAGTGCATCACTTAGAAGTTTAGGTATCTCGCCTTTAGATTTCTTATCTTCGCCGTTCTGGTCTAGAATACTGACCGAATTCATGATTGCATTATAGATTGCTTTATCTTGACAAAACTTTTCTGTTTGGTCAATCAGCCAATCCATTTCTGAACTTTCATTCTTATTCGAATTGAGTTCACGCAGCAAATCAACACAACCATTCACTTCGATTTGTGTTAGTCTTTTAGATTCAGTAAAATCAATGAGTAGTGATTCGTAGGTAGGAGGAGTTTTATATTCTTCAATGAATCTCTTTACTTCGTTGAAGAATTTTTTATGTACGTTATCAGAAAAATATTCGTGCTTTATGAAAGGGAATACTTTGCGGGTATACTCTTCATTGAAGATCAAATTCTTCAGAATTACGGTTTCTAACTGTTTCAAGATTTTTTGCCTTTACTAGAATATAGTCCTGTAGGATATCACCTAACATTATAACAAATTCTTGATCGTCTGTCAACTGTTCTAAGGCAAATGTTGAAGAATCTATGACATGGTAATTGAATTTTAACCTCGCAAAACCCTCATCTTCAAAGAATTGGGTTTGCGAGTATGTTACGGTGACGTTTTGATATTTACCATCAAGTATGGTAAAATAGGTATTTTCATCCCTATAATCTATAGAATACTTAGGACTCTGTTGTTTCTTTATCCATGGGAATATCTTGCATAATATTTCCATAAGCAATTTCATAACGCTTCCTTACATATTCTTTAAATTTTTCATTAGTTAAAATATCACTCCAAAATTCTTTTGTTTGTGTATCATCAAATCGAACTTTGTTTAATACTTCACCAGTATCTTGGTCAACTTTTGCATACCAACCATTTGCAGGTTTAACAACAAAACTTCCCTCTAATGCAATATCTAGTAGACCAGAATATTTCTGGATACCACCATCGAAAGATACTGTAATAGGAATCTTAGACTTCTCACGAACATATCTGGACTTTTCAATGTTGATGATAAAATTATAACCGGTAATTTCTGTTCCGGTTTTTTCTTGTTGACGACCAAGAATCCAAATTGTATCGGCTGAGTAATAAGAACCTGTACCACCACCGACGATATCTTTCGGAAACATACCAATTTCTTTATACGTATGATTAACAACAATCATTGGTATATCTTTAATTGTTAAATGTGGTGTAATCATTCTAAACAATGATTTCATTTGTTTAGCTCTAGTCATATCAGCAACAGACTTACCTTCAAGAGAATCTTCGATCTCTTTCTTTGATGCTAAGTTACCAATAGAATCTAGAATAATAATTACACGTTCACCTTTTGAGATGTTTTGCATCTGATTCATGATATCATGTTTTAATTCTTCAACATCTGTGATTGGTGTATGAAGAACTCTATCAGTATCAATACCAAATGTATCAAAGTATTTTTGAGGAGTACCAAACTCAGAATCGTAAAACAAAACAACAGCATCACTATACTTTCTCAAATAAGCTGAAGCCATTAAAAGAGCAAAGGCTGTTTTAAAATGTTTTGATGGTCCAGCAAACATAGTTAAACCTGGCGTCAAGCCACCATCTAATGAACCTGATAGTGCAACATTCACCATAGGTACATCAGTTTGAATCATATCTTTTTCTGTAAAGAATTCGGACTTAGCAAGTATCGATGTTTCTTTGATAGTCGAACTCTTTTTTAATTTTTCCAATAAACTCATTGTATTTCTCCAATATTAGCAATCTTTGATTTAGGTATTAATTCTGAATCTTCTCTCGCAAACAATTCTACACTAGGTGCTGTAGAGTTGTCAACCTTTTTTTTCTTAGGTATCTTTTTGATTTCCTCTGGTTCCTTTTTATCTTTTAGTTTTCTATATGATTGATTTGAAGCAATTAAAAGTAGAACCGCCAGTGGGTCAAAAACAATAATGATGATGAGTATTACGAAACGTACAGCTTTATCTATAAAATTTGGATCATCTTTTGTGTATAAAGCCTCGGCAATATACTTAATTGGGCCTATTTCTGCCGTTAATTTATTTTCTTCTGTTAGTAAAGGTAATTTTTTGTCATTGATTTCTTTCAATTCTTGTTGTGTTTCTTGAATCTGTTTATCTATTTTCTTAGAAGCTGTTGCTGGATCACCTGCTCTTTTTAATAGATAATCTAATCTATCTTTTACTATCCTCTCTTGTTGTTCTAATGTTTTTATTTGAACACTATTCGCACCTACAATTATATTTGTTTCCAAATGTGCCTTAGAAAGGTATCCAAAAATACCCATTGAGGTAATTATCATCAAAAGAATTATGGACATCAAGAAATAATATTTCATAAATCTTACAGTATCATTCCAGTTGTTATGTAACCAAGAAACCGTTACAAGTTTTGCCATCTCCAAAATTGATCCCATAATGATGATAGGCCAAAACGAACCAGGAAATATTTGTGCTAAACCTATGACGGAATAATAAGCTGCGATGGCCGACAAAGCCACCGCAGTAACAAAAGGAAATATCACTTGTAACATAATCTATCCAAAAAAACTTTCTATAGAATTTTGTTTCTCAACTTGCCAACCCATACAGTCTAAAATTACCTTTACAGGTTCGACAAAGGCCTTATTGAATTGTGTTTCATAATCAATATATTCACTCAAGTTAAATTCTTTAGGCAATCTGCCAGGATAAGAAATAACATCCTCTTTGAAATGATTGGGTACTTTCAAATAAGTAAATTTTAATTTTTCACCTTCTTGAATCAAAGGATACTTTTTCAGAAGTTCATACTTTTTCAAATAATGATTATAAAGAATTGCACCACGTACATGTATAGGTGTACCTTTCTTATACATCATAACAGAATCAGCATAATCTGTCAATCCATTTAATCCTCTAGGGAAAGATATATCTTCGGGAGGTAATTTTTTAAATTCTTCTCTGAAGTTCAAAATAAATTCTTGAACATCACTTTCACTACCTTTCATCATCAACTGAATTACTTCTTTCATTTTTTCCCGTATAGCGGCAGGAGTAGATGACTTGACCATTTCTAAACCCATAACTTTGATTTGAGGTTCTTTATATTGAACACCTTCATTGTTATACACGTTTAGAATATATCTTTTCTTTGCAGTCCAGATACCTTTGTCGGAAAGACCTTCACGTTTCATTTGCATTTTTTGTGAGTATGCGTTAACATACGAAGCAAGTTCTTGATAACTCTTATCAATAAAAGGTTGTATTTTCTGTTCACAGACTTTATCCATGAAGGCGATGATTGCATTAACATTCGATTTGTCTTTAAAGACCGAATCAACAAGCTCACCAAGACGGAGATAAATCGAGTCTGTATCAGAGGCAATAACATAATCTTCACTTTCAGATTTTAATAATTTATTTAAATATTCGTTCAGAGCTTTTTCAATCCAACGAATACTTAGTTGACCTGCGGTTGTGACACCCAAAGCCATACGTAAATCATAAAATCTAAAGTATTGAGAGCCCAAAGCACCATAAGCACTATTAAGTGATACTTTTTTAGCTAACTGTAGATTATCATATCTAGCAATAAGGTTTTTAATTTCATATTTTTTAGATTCGTCGGTTTCATTTTCATAATCTTGTTTAGACTTCAACATTAACTTCTTAAACTTCTTTCGATCTTCATACATTTCTTCCAACATTTTAGGAAGAAAACCTTGAATGTCTGTTCTAAAAAATTGACCGTTAGGAGTTATTGTAACATCTTTTAGTTTTGAGGTGTCTATCTTTCTATCAATCATTCGATCAACATTAACAACTTGACCCAAAACTTCACGCATATCATCTGTATAATCACCATGTTCAATTAATGTTTCTGGCGAAATATTATACTGCATCATCAAATGTGGGTACAGACTGTTCAAGTCAAAACTTGCCACATAGTTATGCATACCAACTTGAGGCTCTTTGACATAAGCACCTTCAAAAGCTTCTGTCTTGTTCTTTATGATCTTAGGTGGTACGATAATATTCTTCTCAAACAGATATGAATAGATGATAGAATCCCACATTCTAGTTTGTGCGAAAATATCTTCATAGTTTGTTTTCGTATCATACGCCAAAGTTAAACCAAGTTCGATAAGTTTTAATTTACTCTCTAGTTCAAAAACAAGTTCAACGTCAACGATGTTATACTCAATAAACTTTTGAAAGTTTAGGCGATAAAGTTGATGTAGATTATCATATTCAGAGTAATCAATTTTTTTCTTACCTAGTTCTACGTGAGCAATATTATCCAGTCGATAAGATTCTTGCGATTTACCACCAGGCGCATACCATTTGTACAATTCAATGTAATCTAATGTAGCTACACCAGTTAAATCATAAGAGGTCATATTCTTACCACGTATGATTTTTTCTCGGCCATAAACATTATTCCAAGGTGAAAGTTTCTTAGTAATCTCTTCACCAAGAATACGATTGAATCGATTGACCAAATAAGGAATATCAAAGAACTTAATATTCCAACCAGAAATTACATCTGGATAATCTTCCTCCCAATCATCAAGAAAAGTTTTACAAAGAGTATATTCATCACGACACTTTACATACTTAACATTTTTATCTTTGTTAGTCTCATCTTTTTCTTTGTCGTAATCACCACAACCATAAACGACCATATCACCATTCAAGTCACGAATAGCGATGGCTGTAATTGGTTCTGTTGCTTTATAGGGATCAGGAAAACCATTTTCTGATCCCACCTCAATATCAATGATAGAAACTTTTAAGTCATTGATATTCCAGTCAATCATTCCTGGTTGCGTTTCAGCAATGAAGGCATATTCGAAACTAGAATTACCATAGATTTTAAAATTCTCAATCTCATCATATCTCTTTATGAAATCACGAGCATCACGTATCGTTTCGAATCTTTTAGATTCCAGATTTTCGCCGAATAGATTTTTCCATTCTGTTTTCTTATTCGATTGTAAAAACAAAGTCGGAGAGTATTGGATTTTCATCTTAACTCTCCGACCGTCCTTTACACCTCGAAATAGAATATTATTTCCGTATGTCGAAACGTTGGTGTAATATTTTTTCATTTAAACAAGTTTTGATGCGATTTGAATTCCTGAACCGAAGATTTGATTGTATTGATTTTCCAATTCAACCACTGGAGTATTGATGCACAAAATATCGGACTTGTTAATTTTAATTCCTGTTTTAAATTCGTTACTATATTCTAGATAAGGAGAAAAAGCAATACCTCCTTGGTCAGTTTGAGAACGTGGAGGTACGACAACTACTTGTACAGGTTCACGAATAGTTACAGTTTCAAAAACATCATTTTCGATTACTGATCCAATAAGTGTTTGATTTGTTTTGAATGTGATTAGTTTAACAGCCATTATACCAAAACCTCCATTTTTGAATCATATACTTCAAGGGTTAACCAACGTTTAGGGAACAACATCTCTCTACCTTCAAAATCTTTCATATCATAAGTTGGGTCATCAACAAGACCAATTAGTTCTACCATGTCATCATAATCACGATAGACCAAATCATACTTGTATGCTTTGGAAATGTTTTTATTTGTTTCTACAAGTTTTTTAATTACTTCATTAATCATATTGATGCCTTTCATTTTTTAACAAATTTACTAAAATCGGGAGGTTGCCATCCTTCAGGTTTTAAAACTTTACCATCTTCACGTTTCAAAACTTTCAGTGTTGCCTTATCAATTTTTTTAAGGTTGCTTAAGGCACCTTCATCCCATATTCTTTCGCAACTCCAACCTCTCGATAACATATACCCAACGATAACCCATATTGTATCAAAACATCCATCAATTGTCAATACATCGTCACTGTTTGTTATGGCAGTAATCATCTCTAAAAATTCTTCATGTATCAGTTTAAGGTATAAATCTGCCTGATCTTGATTGTTTTGGTTAATAGTTTGCCCGGCAGCAGTCATAAATGTTGCCACATCTGTAAAAACTTTTGTCATGATTTTTCCTTTTCATAAACTCTTTTACGCAACTCTGTTGAACTAAATCTATGACTTCTGGAATTATAGTATGTTTTTATTCCTCTACTATCACAAATATCCAAACCAGTTAGAGGTTTATCTTTGTATTCCACACCACAAATTCGAATCGTGATAGGTAAAAACATTAATAAATCTTCTAAATCTTTTTCAGTTTCATAGACTACAATCTCATCTACAAATTTTACAGCCGATAATTGAACATACCTCTCAACTACAGATTGTATTGGTTTGTTTTTTACTGTTGGTCTGTCGATTGTTGGATCAGTTTGTAAACCAACGATAAGGTAATCGCATATCTGTTTACATTCAGCGAGCATGAGTATATGACCGGCATGAAGTAAATCGAATGTTGAACAGGTGAAACCTACTGGTTTACCAATCATATCATCAGGTAAGCACAACATATTTTTCTTTCATTCTATATTCATTATTTTAACACCACACTTTTCTAAAAATTTTAGACCATCTTCGTTTCTATAAACATTTTTATAGTAAACTCTACTGATGCCAGATTGGTGTATTAATTTTGCACAGTCTAAACAAGGTGCATGAGTTACAAACATATATGAACCTTCAGTAGAATTTGTAGACCTTGCAACCTTAGAAATGGCGTTTGATTCTGCATGAATCACTTCTGGTTTCGTTTTCAATTGCGAGTTAGAATCATGTGCGTTCAACACTTCATCTTCACACTGATTAGTCCAACCAGAAGGCATACCATTATAACCGATACCTATAATTGTATCATCCTTCACAATTACGGCACCAACCTTCAATCTCTTAGCTGATGAAAGTTCTGAATACACTTCAGCAACTTTCATGTGAGCTAGAATGAACTTTCGTTTCATTCTTCAGATTCGATCTCAACTACTAACTTATGTTTATTTTTTTTCTTTTCTCTGGGAGCTTCTTTTGATCCTGAAATGATTGCTTCAATCATCAAGTTTTTTAATTCGTGTGAATTTGCATTTGTACTGGAGGACAAAATGCGTTTGATTTCTTTCGGTAAACGAAAGCTTTGATCTCTTCTCATCATGTATTATTTTCTCCATGAATGGGGGCAGAGCCCCCATAAATTAAGCTGCTTTTTTAGATTTTGTAGAAACTTCTTCTTGCAACAGTTGTGGCTCAAAGAAATTTAATTCACTACCAATTTCAATACGTTTTGGTTTTTTATGTTCAGGAATAACATTGATAAGACCAATACGCAGTACGCCATCTTTAAATTCTGAACTGTGTACTTCTACAGTATCAGCAATTGTAATATTTTTACTGAATGAACGTGCTGCAATGCCATGATAAAGATACTGTGCTTGTCCCATATCTTCATGATTTTTATTACCAACAATCTTCAATACACCATCTTGTCTTGTAATTTCAATTTCATCCTTTGAGAAACCAGCAACAGCAAGTTCCACAATATAACGATTGTCATCAACTTTGATAATGTTATGTGGCGGAAATGTTGTTGGCCTAGCTTCCGATTCTAGAAGCTTTTCAACATCACGAATAAAATTTTCAAAGCCAAGAGTTTGATGGAACAAAGGTCCAAATGAAATGCGTGTCATACTTTTTCTCCTTAATTAAGCAAGTTAAAATTTCATGACCCCGAAGGCATCATGACTTATTCTTGTCAATAGTAAATGCTTCTCTATTGACAAGGTAAGTTCTTTGGGGATTATTTTCATTAAAGACTTGTATGAATTCGTTCACACCTTCTTTAACTACATTATCATAATCCCTTGTGTATACAATTTCTTTTGTATATTTATTTACCAATCGAATTTTTTTATCTTTCATGATAACACCATAATGTTTTTCAAAATTATACAATAATATTTATATTATGTCAAGACTTTTTCTTAAATCTTTTCTTTTTTACCTATATTGTATTTTGGTATTAATTCCCAGTCATCTTTTTCCTTAAAGGAAATAATTTTAATTTGATGTATTGGTGCTAAGTTATCTTCCATAACTTTCTTGTTCATAATTTTTACTAATCCCCATTCTTCTAAAAGATTGGCGATAGCATTACGTCTTTGTATATCATTCTCTGTAATGTTTGAAGGCTTACCATCAAGTGCAAATAACTCTTTAAAGTGTACAATGTAGTACTTACCTTGCTTGTGTAATATATGACACGACTGATAAAGAATTCTTTCTTTTCTTGATGATACTCCAATTCTAGTTAAGGTTTCTCTGACCTTTAAAAAATCATCTTGTTCTACCAATTGAACTTCTACGAATTTATTAATATCTACCATTTCATTTCCTCAATCCACCGGTTTCTATTTTTTGTTTTAGGACTTGGATTTGTTCTTTGCTTAGTAGACGAGAGATTTCTAAAGCCTTAGAATCGGAGACATTGAAGTAATGTTTAATACATTCTATATCTTCACTTTTTTCAGACTTAGCCCACTTCGCAAACGGTCTTTTTCTTGACCGTATGGTATTTAGTAAAAAATCATTCTGAAGCTTTTTATCTAGGAAGTGGCGAGTGTTCATCTCATTCGCAAACATAAGGCAGTCCATATGGTAGGACAGACTGCGGTTTGTTAGGAAAGGAGAATAGTCTTTCTCAGTAATTTCATCAACGATCAGATTCTTTTTACCCTGTAGAATCTGATTAACATAATCAAAAGGACTCATCAATAAAAACCCATTTTATTCTTTATCTTTGGAGTTTTAATTTCAGAATGAAATACTTCCGCCAAAGAATAAGTTCCATTATCTTTTTTAACTAGTTCAATATTAAGTTTTTTAGAAATATTTTTAGCCTGTTTTTCAGTATAGTTATCGAAATGAAGAATGTCAAAACAACGACCAGGACGAATCAAAGCAGGATCAATATCATTAATAGAAGGCAAATTAGTTGAGAAAATTAATTTTTTACCTTTCACACCAACAAGACCATCACCAACATTTAAGAATCGATGCATCATCGTATTACCTTCTTTTCTTGAGATAATAAAGTTATCAGCATCTTCGATAACCATAAAGTTAGCATCATCTTCCAGAAATCTAGCAAAGACATAATCTTTTTCTAGAAGTTTTTCATCGTAAGTAACGAGTGCATTTTTACCAGTATAATGTAACAGACCTCTAATAAAAGTTGTTTTGCCAGTACCTGGAGGTCCAATCAAAAGCAAAATTGAAGCAGAAGAATTCATATATCTATCGTAATATTCTTCAACAGTTTCACCTTCAAGAAAAGGATACATTTCTGTTACTGGTAATTTCTCTGATGATAATGGAATACTCACTGAACTTCCATCACCAGAATACATCCATTCTATACTAGATTTAGAAGTATTAAAATTTTTATGTAGAATGTTTTGATGATATTCAACAAACTCTTTATCGCCATATACTTTAATATCTACAGCATTTGAATTAACTGAATAATCAATGAAGCACACACTCAAATTATCAATAATCATTCCAGCATCAGAACTAAATTCGATGATCTGTAAATCTTTATACGTTTCTCTAGAAAATTTTGTCCAAGATTTATGGTCGGAAATAAACGATTCTCTGAATGTAATAGTACTTTTCTTTAGACGAGTTCTCTCATTGACAATTTTAGAAATGTAGTGATCGTTTAACGATACGCCACTCAAAAAGAATTCCGAACGATCTTCTACACCGGCAAGAGTTATAGTATCATCATCAATACAATTTAGACCATCACTAAAATTTCTGTCCATATGTTTTCTTTCACCTTGTTTTCTATCAATACGTTTTCTTTTAGATTTAAGTTTGTTTCTTAATCTTCTAAA